CCGACTGTATTGTGACCTATCTCCCACTTAGCCATGCCTACGAAACCAAGCTCGGCGTTTAAGGAGAACTAGGTAATGGCTATTTCACGCGCACAAATGTTGAAAGAATTACTGCCCGGTTTGAACGCCTTATTTGGCTTGGAATACGAGCGGTATGACGACGAGCACACGATGATTTATGAAACTGAATCATCTGAGCGTTCGTTTGAGGAAGAGGTGAAGCTGTCCGGCTTTGGTGCCGCACCAGTTAAAGCTGAAGGCGCGGCCATCAGCTATGACTCGGCGCAAGAGTCGTTCACTGCTAGGTATAATCATGAAACGATTGCTCTCGGCTTCAGTATCACAGAAGAAGCAATGGAGGACAATCTATATGACTCATTGTCTGCAAGATACACAAAAGCTCTTGCAAGGGCAATGGCGCATACCAAGCAAGTGAAGTCAGCGAATCCGTTGAACAACGGCTTCAACACCTTCCAATCTGGTGACGGCGTAACGCTGTTCAGCACGGCTCACCCGCTGGTAAATGGTGGAACTAACTCCAACCGTCCTACCACTGCGGCTGATCTAAACGAAACCTCACTGGAAGATGCTGTGATTAACATCGCCGCATTTACCGATGAGCGTGGACTGCTGATCGCGGCACGACCTCGTCGTTTGATCGTTCCCCCCGCACTTCAGTTTGTAGCAACTCGCTTGCTTGAGACTGAGGGTCGAGTCGGAACGTCTGACAACGACATCAACGCCCTTCGCAACAACGGGTCAATCCCAGAAGGTTACTCTGTCAATCACTTCCTGACTGACACTAATGCCTTCTTCTTGATTACCGATGTACCGAACGGCATGAAGCACTTTGAGCGCACCGCGCTTGAAACTTCAATGGATGGAGACTTCGATACAGGAAACGTGCGCTACAAAGCCCGCGCTCGTTACTCGTTCGGCGTATCTGATCCACTCGGGATTTACGGCTCGCCCGGAACTTCCTAAAATGCTCGGGGGGCTTTGCCCCCCTTTTTCCCTGACTAATTGTTCCACATGGAACATTAGACACTAGCCACGACAGGAGAATCACATGGCTAATTCTACATTCAGCGGTCCCGTCCGCTCTGAAAACGGGTTCAAAGATATCACCAAAAACTCCACCACTGGCGCTATTACTGGCACCATGACGCTGTCCAACTACGAGACTACGATTACCGTAGCTAATGGTGCAACGACAGGTAAAGAAGCCGCTATTGGTATCCCCTCAAACTTTATTCCTATGGGCGTGCTGGTCGCTGTTACCACTGCCGCCTCAAACTCCGTCAACCTTAACGATATTGGCACGGACGCAGACACTGACGGCTTCGTCGATGGTATCTCTGCCGCTGTCAACTCTACAGGCTTCAAGGGATTTTTCCCCTGTAACGGCGTTCTTGGAATGTCCGGTGGCACAACCACTGCGTCTACAGAAACAGCAGACGAAGTAGAGCTTGTGCTTTCTGGCGATCCGGGTGGTGACACGGTTATTGTCCTCAAGTTTTTCGGCATCTCTACCACTTCAGACGCATCATAAACTAACGGGGGCATGGCCCCCTTTATCTGGAGGACAAGATGGCTGATGTAGTCACAACCAAAACTATTGAGGATGGCCCTCGCACAGCGGTTATGCACTTTACCAATGTCAGCGATGGCACAGGTGAGTCGGCTGTTGCCAAGGTAGATGTATCTGCGCACCAATGTTCTGGCTTGGGAGCTAATCGCTGACTATGGCGACACGCTCGACTTTTCTGAATTTGTGGGTCTGCCCAATACTGCCGCCGCTTCTGGCAAGACGGGCGATCTTCTTTTCACCACCACAAACGCGAGTAGTGGTGACACTTACTCTGTCGTTTTGAAACTGAAGAAGAACTACGGCTGATGAGACAGTATTACAAGAAAGGCGGCAAAACTAAAAAGTCCAAGTCTCGCGTCAATGAGGCGGGGAACTACACCAAGCCCGGACTCCGCAAGCGTATATTCAATCGAATAAAAGCTGGCGGTAAGGGTGGAAAGCCGGGGCAGTGGTCTGCTAGAAAAGCGCAGATGACCGCCGCCGCGTACAAGAAAGCTGGGGGAGGATACAAGGACTGATGGCGCTTAAGAAGTCGCAAAAGTCTCTCAAGAAGTGGACGAAGCAAAAGTGGCGCACCAAGTCTGGCAAGCCCAGCACTCAGGGTGCAAAAGCTACTGGCGAGCGTTACCTTCCTGAGAAAGCCATCAAGTCCATGTCATCCAAGGAATATGCCGCGACTACGCGGAAAAAACGCGCAGATACTAAAAAAGGCAAGCAACATTCAAAGCAACCCAAGCGGATTGCCAAGAAGACAGCAAGGCATCGCAAGTAATGCGCATGTATTACAAGGCAGGCGGCAAGGTCAACAAAAAGTCCATGTCGTGCAACAAGCCAAAGCGAACGCCTAGCCATCCTAAAAAGAAGTTTGTGGTCAAGGCGTGTGAGGGCGGGAAAGAGAAAATCATCCGCTATGGCGACAAGAATATGAAGATCAAGAAGAGCCAGCCGGGACGACGCAAGTCTTTCCGTGCGAGACACAAGTGCGACTCCAAGCCGCCAAGCAAGATGTCTGCTCGTTATTGGTCTTGCAAGAACTGGTGATGATATGCCTATAAGCAGAGCGCAGACTGGCAAGCAAATCAGAAATGCACCCGCTTCCCGAAAGGTTAAGAAGGTGATGAAGGAGTTTAAGGACGGCAAGCTGAAGTCCGGCGGCTCTGGCAAAAAAGTCAAAAACAAGAAGCAGGCGATAGCTATTGCTTTGTCTGAGGCTGGCGTCAGCAAGAAGTCTGGTGGTGGCAGAATACCTCCCGCAAAATGCAGGAATGGCATAGCTATGCGGGGCAGGACTAGAGGGAGGATGGTCTGATGGCGACTAGCGGCACGACAGCCTTTACTCTTGACTTGTCAGATATATTTGAAGAGGCGTTTGAGCGAGCGGGATCTGAGCTACGAAGCGGCTACGACTACCGGACGGCACGGCGCAGTCTGGATTTGTTGATGCTGGAGTGGCAGAACCGTGGTCTTAACTTGTGGACAGTAAGAGATGCTACACAGACTCTGACCGCAGGCACCTCGTCGTACGACTTGACCTCGGAGAAACAAGACATCATAGAGGGTCTATTGCGGACTGACGCAGGTGACGCTTCTAAGCAGTCTGACCTGACAATGCAAAGGATTTCGGTGAGCCAGTATGCTCACCAGACCAACAAGCTAACTCAGGGCAGACCACTACAGTATTACGTCGAGCGCAAGCCTGCGGGGCTGACGTTGCATTTCTGGCCTGTGCCAGACGCGACAACGACCTACACGTTCGCGTATTACTACCTAGATAGGATAGAGGACACCGGAAAACCAGCTTCTAACAACATGGACGTACCAGCGCGGTATCTCCCGTGTATGGTGGCTGGTTTGGCTTATTACATAGCGAGCAAGAAGCCTGAGTCGATACAACTGGCTCCGGCGCTCAAAGATGTGTACGAAGAGCAGTGGAGTCTGGCGGCAGACGCATCCAGAGAGAAGGCATCGCTCTATATGGCTCCCGGTGGATATAACAACTTATGAGTAGCTATGCCAAAGGCTCCAAGGCGTTTGGGTTTTGTGACCGTACAGGTTTTCGATACCCACTGCGCGACTTGGTAAGACAGATTGAGGATGGCCGCTGGAACGGTCTGCTGGTTGGCAGGGACGTTGTAGATCAGGATCAACCTCAGTTGAAGCTGGGGGATGTCAATGCGAGCGATCCACAGGCACTTAGGTTTCCAAGACCTGACGACAGCCTTGACGAAAGTCGTGCGCTTTCTGCGTTCGATCCTGTCGGGGGAGGCAACACGGCGCTTGGAAGTCGCACTGTCGGCCTTGATATGGTGGGTGTTGTTGGGCGCGTAACAGTGGAGACATCCTGATGGCGTTTACCCTTACGACCCTAAAGCAGGCCATTCAGGACTATACAGAGTCAAATGAGACTAGCTTTGTCAATAATTTGACAACGATCATTACGCAGGCAGAGGACAAAATTCTCAAGGCCGTGCAACTGCCTGATTTCCGTAAAAATGTTTCTGGCTCTGTGGCAAGCGGGAACCAATACCTGATCATGCCTACAGATTTTTTGACACCCTACTCACTAGCCATTGACAACTCTGGCTTCGAGTATTTGATATTCAAAGACGTAAACTTCATACGTCAGGCGTATCCGCTAACAACAACGCAGGGAGCGCCAAAGTATTACGGCATTTTTAGCCGCACCGCGTTTATTCTCGGTCCCACCCCTAATTCTGCTTATGACGCAGAATTGCACTACTTCCACAAGCCCACCTCAATCACTGCATCTGGAGACGGCACAAGCTGGCTCGGCACCAATGCAGAGTCCACGCTTTTGTATGGGTGCCTCTTAGAGGCATATACATACCTTAAAGGCGACCCAGATTTGATGCAGTTATACGCCCAGAGGTATGCAGAGGCGTTAGGAAATTTGGAGCAGTTGGGGGAGGGTTACAGTACAACAGATAGCTATCGCAGTGGTGAGGTGAGGAAGCCTAGAGGATGATGAGTGTTAGCACCGACATGAAGGTCGGTAATGTGATAGTTCACACAACACAAAACAGGGGGTTTACCCCGGAAGAGATTGCCGAAAGATGCTTAGATAAGATTGTTTCGGTAGCCGATACTGCGTTGCCAGAGGTACAGGCACAGGCGCAGGCATTCAAGGATCATATTAGAGCGGTTCTTGTTTTTTACATGAAAGAGGCCGCGAAAAGCGACCGAACTACAGTGTACAACGCCCTTCTTGATGCGGGGCAAAAAGACCTAGCCGAACTTATCAGGAGAATGTGATATGGCTTTTAGCGGAAACTTCATGTGTACGTCTTTTAAGCAGGAACTGCTTGTTGGCGCCCACAATTTTACGAACGGTGCTCACACGTTCAAGCTAGCGTTGTACACCAACAGTGCGAGCTTTGATGCGTCTACGACTGCCTATACCACAAGCAACGAGATTAGTGGGACAGGATATTCTGCGGGCGGCGGCACGCTGACCAATGTTACCCCTACCACTTCAGGGACAACTGCGCTGACCGACTTCGCCGACCTCACGTTCTCCAGTAGCACTTTAACGGCGCGTGGAGCACTTATATACAATACGACAACCAGCGGTGGCTCAGGCACGACAGACACCGTTGTTGTTCTAGACTTTAGCTCTGACAAGTCGTCCAGTTCTGGTGATTTTACTATCGTGTTCCCCACGCCTGACGCATCTAACGCAATTATTCGGATTGCCTAATCATGGCTTTTGTTGTTGCTGATCGCGTCAAGGAAACCACCACTACGACAGGGACGGGTACAATTACCCTTGGCGGGGCTGAACCTAATTTTATTACGTTCACTTCGGCCCTGTCAGACGGTGACACTACCTATTACGCCATTGTCGATGACACTAATCTTGCTTTTGAGGTAGGTCTTGGCACGTTTACCGCGAGCGGCACAACGCTGGCGCGTACTACAGTGCTAGCTAGTTCTAACAGTGGGTCAGCCGTTAATTTGCAAGCGGGCACAAAAGACGTATTTATTAACTACCCCGCAGGAAAATCTGTTTTCTTAAATGCCTCTAACCAGCTAGTTATCAATGGGACGGCTGTCACATCTACTGCGGCAGAGCTAAACATCCTAGATGGTGTGACAGCTACGGCCACAGAAATTAACTATATCGATGTCACCACGCTGGGAACCTCAGAGGCTTCAAAGGCGGTAACAGCAGACTCAGGAGCCAAAGTTAAGTTTATTGGTACTACCTCTGTTGCTGAAATAATTGAAAAAGTTACTACCCAGACCAGCACAACGGGCACGATAAATTTTGATTTTCTGACTCAGGCAGTTGAGTTTTACACAGCAAATCAAGGGGCAAACAGGACTATCAACTTTCGTGGTGACAGCTCTACAGCCCTAAATTCTGTTATGGCTACAGGCGAAAGTATGACAGCGGCTATATTAATGACGCAGGGCGGTTCAGCGTATTACTTGAACACCTATCAGATTGATGGCTCCTCAGTTACCCCGGAATGGTCTGGTGGGACTGCGCCCTCTGCTGGAAACGCGAGTTCTATTGACTCTTATGTTTTTACAATCATTAAGACAGCAGATGCAACCTTTACTGTTTTAGCCAGCCAGACGCAGTTCGCATAATGCCTATTCTCGCTACAGCCGGGGGAGGCTCTGTTCGCGGATTTAATCCCGGCGGAGGCAAACTTGTGGTCACTGGTGGGGATGCTGTTTACGACAACGGTGGCGACACCTTTAGATATTTTAAATCCACAGGCACCTTGTCTATATCCGGCGGAACACTTGAAGATGTTCAGTATGTAATTATTGGTGGCGGTGGCGGTGGCGGTGGCGGTTTCCCAATATGTGCGACGGGCGCAGGCGGTGGATCAGGCGCTTTCCGGTGGCTAGACACGGGTAGTGAAATTGACGTTGCCGAGGGGAATTACACCGTCACTGTGGGGGCGGGCGGCTCTGGTGGCGCGGGAAGTTCTTATCAGCGCGGCGGAACTGGTGGTGACTCTTCTTTTAATAGTGTTACGTCGAATGGCGGTGCGGGGGGAGGCACATGGGGCGGTGGCCCTATGGCCGGTCAAAGCAATGGTAACGCCTCGGGATCTGGCGGCGGCACTGCGGGAGCTTATTCTGCTGGCGGCGCTGGCGGCACTTATGGCGGGTCTGGCGGTTACGGTAATGGTAATGGAACCAGTAACGGCACGGCAGGCTCTGGCGGCGGTGGTGGCGGTAAAAAAGGCTACTCCGGCTCTGGTGGTGATGGCGGTAGTGGCTACTCTTCCGGCGGTAATGGCGGAGAAGGCGGCATTGTTAACTGGTATGGCACCAACCTAAACGGAGCAGAACAGGATGGGTCAAATTACTATTACGCAGGCGGCGGTGCTGGTGGTGGCACAGGCGGTGCTGGCACAGGCGGTGTGGGTCACGGCGGCAACGGTGGTAGCGGCGCAGGTGGCACTAATTCTGGAGGTGGTGGCGGCGGTGCTACCAATTCCGGTTGTTATTCAAGCGCCGCTGGTGGCGCTGGCGGCTCTGGCATTGTGATTATTAGGCATCCGACGGTATAACCTTGGCACATTTTGCAGAAATCTCTGACGACGGCACCGTTCTCAGGGTTATTGTTGTTAGCAATGACGTTATTACGGACGATGACGGTGTTGAGCAAGAGCAACTTGGCAAGGATTTTTGCCAAAACTTGCTTGGCGGGACATGGGTGCAGACAAGCTACAACGACAACTTTAGACAGCGTTACGCCTATATAGGGGGAACGTATGACTCAAGCAATGATGTGTTTTTGTTCCCAAAGCCACACCCTAGTTGGACGCTAAATAGCGACTACGAGTGGGAAGCCCCCGTTCCATATCCTGATGACGGCAGTTTTTATGAGTGGTCGGAAGACGATCAAGAGTGGGTTCTTGTATACCGGCCTCTTCCCTAAAGAATTAAAGGTGTTTTATGGCTCTCGTAATTAAAGATCGCGTCAAGGAAACAACGACAACCACTGGAACGGGTGCGATTTCTTTAGGCGGTGCGGCTACTAATTTTGTGACGTTTTCGTCAGTTCTTTCTGATGCAGACACGACCTATTATGCAATTGTAGACACCAGTAACTCAGCTTTTGAGGTGGGTCTGGGAACCTACGCCAGCAGTGGCAATACGATTACTAGAACTACTGTTTTGGCAAGTTCAAACAGCGGCTCTGCTGTTAACTTGCAAGCAGGAACTAAGTCTATATTTTGCGCTTTTCCTGCCGACAAGGCAGTGTATGAAGAGTCTGACGGCTCTGTCCTGATAGAAAACCTTGAGCTTAATGCAAATGCAATTAAGTCTACTGACACCAACGGCAACATCCAGTTGTTCCCAAATGGGACAGGGTTCACTGAGTTATACGGGAACACCAACTCTGGCACGATACGCTTTAATTGTGAAAACAACTCACACGGCGTTACTGTCCAAGGGCCAGCGCATAGTGCATCAGCAACCTATACGGTCAAGTTGCCAGACACGCTGGGGCTGACTCAGGCGTCAGGAATTGTTACTTCAGATGCTAATGGCGTCGTCTCCTTCGATAACGGCACGATTGACGAAGTAACAACCGTAACCTCTAGCTCTAACGCGGCAACAATCAATTTGCGCGATGGCAATGTGTTTGAGCACGACCTGACTGAAAATGTTACCTACACATTCAGCAATCCTGCCGCGTCCGGTAGGGCGTCTGCGTTTGTTTTGAAGATCATTCAAGACTCTTCCGCAAGAACAATCACATGGCCTACAAGTGTTGATTGGGCGGCGGCTACAGCGCCGACTTTGACCACGACCAATAACGGCGTTGATGTGTTCGTATTCCTCACTATTGACGGCGGCACAACTTACTACGGCTTTACTGCCGGACAGGCTATGGGCTAATGAGCAATTCTGCACTAAGAGTGCTTGCAGGCGCTGGTGCTAAAGGCGATCCGGTTTACGTTGACGATGTTTTTTCGATAGACGTGTGGGATGGGGACGGCTCTGCCCGAAACATAACCAACGGTGTTGATCTTTCTGGAGAAGGAGGCTTTGTCTGGATCAAAACCAGAGAGCAGGCTAATAACCATGTTTTTTACGACACAGTGCGCGGGGCTGGCAAGCAAATTATATCAAACGAAAATTATGCAGAAACTACTCGCACGGATACGCTTACTGCCTTCAACAATAATGGTTATGCTTTGGGTGCAGACGCTACTTATGGGACGGTGAATTACAACGGCAACGGTAGTTATGTCGGCTGGACATTCCGCAAGGCAAAAGGGTTTTTTGACGTTCTTACTTACACGGGTGACGGTTCATCAAGTAGAGCGATATCTCATAATTTAGGTAGCAAGCCGGGATGGATCATTATCAAGGCAACGAGTATGTCTGCAGGTTGGATGATAGGCGCGGGCTTTACTAGCACTCAGTATTATCGTGTGGCGTTCTCAAGTGGGGGGGCTAGCGGAGGCGGGTTGCAAGATTACAATAATTACCTTTCTGCGGAGCCCACAGCGACCACGTTTTCTGTAGGCAATGAAGGTTTAGGGAACTCTAGCGGACAAACTTATGTGGCCTACCTTTTTGCCAATAACGAGGCAAGTTACGGCGAGAATCTTGACGAAGCCATAATTAGAACGGGAGTAATTAGCACTTCTTCTTCTGGAACAAACGGTATTGACGTTGATCTTGGGTTTGAGACCCAGCTTGTTTTATTCAAAAGAGTCGATTCAAGTGCGGACTGGATAATCATGGACACGATCCGAGGGGCTTATCCGGCTGGCGAAGATGATGCAGGCCAGAAATTGAGGCCAAATACCAATGAAACAGAGGCTAACTCCTATGTCAATGGTTATCACCCTACGCCCACTGGGTTTAAGTTTTACAACAGTAACAATCAAACTCACATCTACTTAGCTATCCGCAGACCCCACAAGCCAGCATCAGAGTTTGCGGCTACTGATTTGTTCACGCCTGTACTTGGGCTGAATGTCACTTCTGGGGGAGCAAAGGCTTATGCAACCACTTATCCCGTAGATTTGATGTTTGCAAAACAATACGCAGGGAACACTAATTGGCGAGTCGTAGACAGAATTAGAGCGGGCTACCACACGGGGCATTATTTAGAATCAGACACTGCGGACAACGAGGCCACTGAGAACAAGCAGGACCAATTCGATCACATGGATGGGCTGTATTCTAGCGGCACCCAAGACTACACAGACCGGATAGGTTATTTGTTCCGCAGAGCGCCGGGCTTTTGCGACGTTGTTGGCTACACTGGAACTGGGTCAGCAACAACTGTCAGTCATAATTTAGGCGTAGTTCCAGAGCTAATTATTATCAAAACCAGAAATGGTAGTAGCGCCGCCTACAATTGGGCGGTCTACGCGGGGGACAACACTGATTATTTGCAATTTAATACAAACGCCGCGTCCACCGATGACAGTGCTTATTGGAACGATACCTCCCCAACAAACTCTGTATTTACAGTGGGCACCAGTGGTTGGGTTAACGAAGCCAGCAAAAATTTTATTGCCTACTTGTTTGCGACTGTGGACGGCATATCAAAAATAGGCACTTACACAGGCACAGGTTCTGATGTAACAGTTGACTGCGGGTTCAGCTCTGGAGCGAGGTTTGTGTTCATCAAGCGCACAAACTCAACGGGACATTGGATTGTTTTAGATAGCGTTCGTGGTATTACGACAGGGAGCGATCCCGCGATTTTATTTGACGAGCTAAACGCCCAAAGTAGTAGAGCGTGGATCAAGCCTGATAGTTCTGGTTTCATTGCTAGTGATGAGTACAACACAACCATTAGCGGGGCCGAATACATCTTTTTTGCAATCGCATAGGAGTATCAACTATGCCTGAATATCGAAATCGAACTAGCGGCGACATCAAAACGGACGCTGAGTTAAAAGCTGAAAACAAAAATATGAGCTTTCCAAAGGTATGGGGCGAAAGCACTTATGACGCTTTGGACGTTGATCCCGTACTGGCCTCTCCTCAACCAGCGCCCTCTAGCGACTACAAACTTGTTGTGCGCGACGGTGCCGTGCAAGATAGTGATGGCAATTGGGTGTACGCATGGTCAGAGATGGCAATGTTCGTCGAGTACACCGATGACAACGGCGATGTGCAGACAGTAGAAGCTCAACAGGCGGCATATGACGCGGCAAACACTGCGTCTTTAGCCGCAGAGGAACGCTCTAAGCGCGATCTTCTGTTAGCGGAAACAGACCATTATGGTTTGTCTGATGTCACCATGTCGGATGCAATGACAACGTATCGGCAAGCTTTGCGTGATGTGCCACAACAGTCAGAGTTTCCCAACACGATTACATGGCCCGAAAAGCCAGAGTAAAGGCGCTTTGACTTATGAATCGTTTTCCAATCATTATTTTGTGTTTGCTGTGGCCTGCCTTGTCCTTGGCGGACGAGACAACTACGAATATAAACACGACATCGTCGTCTACTAATACGTCCACCAATACCAATACTAACAACAATGTAAATACGACGACCTATACGGGTACGTCTACGAACACGAACGCCAACACAAACACAAATGTAAATTCTTCCGTTATTGATTCGACCTCAAACACGATCAATAACAACACCAACCTGAATCAGAACATCAACAGCACAAACTACAACGGGCTGATCCGAAACTATAACAACACCAATTCAAATAACAACAACACTAATATCAATACGAATACGAACAACAACACCAACATCAACACTAACACTAACAACAACACCTCTGTTAGCACTGCTACAAATATCAACCAGAATAGCAGTACGAGTAACAGTGTTAGCTTGTCAACGTCTGACACAACGATTAATCAGACCAGCAACTCTACGTCCGAGGTAACCTCGAACAACAACAATGTCAACACCAACAACAGCAATTCGACTAGCAACTCGACCAGTGATTCGACTCAACGAATTACGCAGGACATCAACTCGCCGCCGCCAAGCGCGATAGCTCCATCGATTGGTAGTAGTTACAGCCAAGACCTTTGCACAACTGGTATTTCAGGTGCCGTGCAGACGCAGATCCTCGGGTTCTCTACTGGCAAATCTGTGCGAGACAAGAACTGTGAACGCATTAAGTTAAGCAAGACTTTGTACGACATGGGTATGCGGGTAGCGGCTGTGAGTCTGATGTGCCAAGACTATCGGGTTTGGTCGTCAATGATGGACGCTGGAACCCCTTGCCCGATTGAGGGCCAGATAGGCGATGAGGCCAAGGCGCTTTGGGAGGCCTATCCAGAGCGAGTGCCTACGCCAGAGAGGCGCATGTGAAATGAAGCGTGTCGTAGCTGGATTACTCGCACTTTACTCCTGCATTGGTTACGCGCAGACGGAAACGTCTAAAAACTTGCTGACTGCTACGACAGCATCTAACAACATCAATTTTAATGCTACGGCTGGAACATATCGATATAGCTTCCAGACGGGCAATGTGACTGCGGTTGGCGTATTGCCTGTTTATGACCCCTTGCAAGTCCTTACCCTGAACTGGTCTTTTGATGCCCTGTACAACTGCAACAATTCGATTGGCGGTTATTGCGCTGACCCAAATGGTATCGAGGATGAAATACAAGCCTTTCTCTCGGTGGGCAATGAGGCCGGAGACACCGATGTCCGAGAAGTCTTTAATCGAAGAGACTTCAACCAAGAGTGGCAGACTTTTAGCGGTGCTGAGGTGTACGATTTCGGTGCGGCCTACGAGGCAGTGAGCTTACGGATTGATGGCGTAGACAGAGGGTTTTGGGCTGGAAACTATGGTCCAGCCGTCCGGAATGCCTCTGTGGTTGCCATATATACTCCAATCAACACGAATCCCGTTATTCTGCCAGACTGCTCAAATCCGTTGAATGATCCGTCCTGCGCGGGCTATGCAGATGCTCTTGCCGCACAGCAAGCCGCCTTGGTTGAAGAGCCAACGCCTCCAACATTTGCAGAGCAGGCAACAAACGTAGTTTTTGGCGACTCTCCTGATGATTTTCTATATCTGGAACAGCCCGACAGGACGGGTAAACCCCGAGGCCTAAAGCAGGCTGAGTCCCGTCAGGTTTATGAAGACACCCCTCAAGAAACTCAAATGTTTGGCGAGCCACCTCCCCAAGCTAGACCTCGTATAGAATGGGATGATGTGCGTTCTCAACATCCTGAAGTAGCTTATTTAGAGGCGGTTGAAGACACAACGGAAACTATCGAGTCTTTGCCAAGAGTTAAAAAAGAAACAGAGAACGAGCCGGTTAAAAAAGAAAAGAAACTAAGGTTGGCTGAGCCAGATGAAATCGCCGCTGAAGTTGCTAGGGCTACAATACGCCCAGCAGAAGAGGTTATTGCAAGACAGGAAGAGGTGTTACCAGAGCCTCCTGCTGTAGAGATGCGGGCAGAGCCTGTTGAGGTCGCGGCAACAACACGCTCAGAACCTGTTGCAGAGTCTGTTCGCACGGTTGCAAGACCTGCCGTTGATGTGGTTGGAATAGCCTTATCGCTTGCTAAAGGGCAATCAACGCAGTCAAGCACACCGGAAAGCACACCGGGAGGCGAGCCGCAAAAGCCAGAGTCAATTCAACAGGTAGCTCAGGTTGTGAATCAATCAGGCGCTAAAAACTACTGGGAGATGGCGACTCAGCAAACCAAGGTTGCTCAGGCGTTGATACAGCAATCTCAACAACAACAGTCAAATAGCACTGCCGCCATTGAGGTAACGCCGCCGTCACAAGCTCAATTTGAGGATGACTTTAACGATGCGTTAGCAACTGGGCAAAGCGTGGGGCAGTTTCTATCCGCACAGCCTCCAGACCTTAGTCGTTTTGAAATTGATGAGCCAACCATTCAAGAACAAAGAATGGTCCAAAGGGCCACCGTGGCTATTAAAACTATGAGTCAAGCGCAGGTTGAGCAAAGCATTGATAATCAATTGGACACGTTGTCGGAAACAGGCGGTTTTACAGATCAATCTGTCGCTGTGTTTTTGATATCTAATAATTCTGACTTCAATCAATATCAGAACGTAAACCTATCTGATCGAGACGACTTCTATAAGAGCACTCAGGTCTATCCGAAGAACGCCCCGCGAGTAGATCCCTTTGGTGTACTTAGGCTTGGCGGGTCAGGCACATACAAAGACTTGGTGGACATCCAATGGCAGAAGTAGAGTTTGCAGGATTAAAGGTGTCAGGCGGCAAGTTACTACTTGCAATACCTTTTTTAGGTAGCATCTTGGCCGCGATGTGGGGCGGTTTTGAGTTGTACCAACGGTTGCTGACAGCGGAGCAGGCCGTGACCGAATACGTCTCACCGGACTTCAGCGCCTATGACGAAGCGTTAGCCGTGATCGACACGAAGATGGTCAATGTCGAGTCTTTGACCACCGCTCTTGAGAGGGAACTAGATCGGCTACAGGCTGATATAGACGTTGTAGAGTCAATCGCAAGGAGCACAGACGACACGGTTGCCGAAGCCACCAGAGAGCTTAGGGATGATGTTTACGCGCTTGAGGAGCGAGTGAACGACAGTCTTAGGGATATTAACAACGAGTTAAGAAGTATGCGTGATGATTTAGAAGAGCGCATAGAGCGAATCCTAGACAACCCACTAAACACAGAAGAGTGAGGGTAGCATGGACCAAGGCGTGATTAACACAATCATTACCCTCGGTGCAGGTATTTTCGGGTGGCTTATGAAGACTCTATGGGACTCCGTCAGAAAGCTGGAAACAAATGTCAGTGGGATAGAGGTTCGTGTTGCCGGTGACTATGTCAGGCGGGACGAGTTCCGGCAGGACATACAGCGCATCTTTGAAAAGCTCGACACAATTGAAGCCAAGATAGACTCCAAGGCTGACAAGTAATGTTTGGCTTTAACAGTTTTTCTGCCGCCTCGTTTAGCCAAAGCCCAACCGGGCCTGTTGGCGTAACTGGTCTTAGTGCCACGGGCGGGGTTGGAAGCGTCACCGTAAACGGTAACGTCGAGGTTTCGGTAACCGGCCTCAGTGCTACGGGTTCTGTCGGTGTTTTGGTATTTACTGAATCTATCGCAGTAACCGGCTTATCAGCCACGGGCGCTGTAGGCTCTGCGACTGTTACCGTTCCGGTTAGTGTAAGTGTTACCGGCGTTTCTGCGTCAATGCCGGTAACAGCAACAGAAACTGGCGGCTCTCTGTTTGGCGGTCTGGCACTTTCTGAAGAGCCACTTGCGACGCTCTCTGATGGTGATTTGCAAATAACTTTCCAGTTGGGATCAGCGGTCTCTGTCACTGGAGTTTCGGCGACTGGCGGGGTTGGCTCCGCTTCGGCGGGCGGTAGTGCAAATGCAATCGCTACTGGCGTTGCGGCCACAGGAGGGGTTGGCAGTTTAACAATAGATGGCGACGCGAGCATTTCCCTCACAGGCATTGGGGCTACCGGAGGCGTAGGCTCTGTAACAATTACAGAGGGAGTCGGCCTTACAGTGGCGATTACATCACCGTCACTTCAAGGTAGCGTTGGCGTTGCGTCTGCAAATGGCGAACTCAGCGTTTTGGTGACAGGAGTTGCGGGAACAGGCGAAACGTCAGGCGCATCCGTTGTTTCGTGGAACGAAATTACACCGAATCAAGACCCAAATTGGACAGAGATAGCGGCATAAGACATGACTAGCACATATACAACCAACCTAGGCATAGAGAAGATTGCAACAGGCGATCAGTCTGGCACATGGGGCGATACAACCAACACGAATTTCGACATTCTGGATCAGGCTGTCAACGGAATATTGGCGCTGACCTTGTCTTCCGCTGGAAGCTCTGGCTCGCCAACAGACATTCCTGTTACGAACGGCGCTGTATCGAACGGCAGAAATAAGTTTATTGAGTTTACAGATGGTGGTGACCTTGGCGGCACAGCGTATGTCAGGTTGACGCCAAATGATGCAGAAAAAATTGTGTTTGTTCGTAATAGTTTGTCGTCAAGTAGGTCTGTCATTCTGTTCCAAGGCACATATAACAGCTCAAATGACTTTGAGCTAGCCAACGGCAAAGATGCAGTGCTGAAGTTTAGCGGCTCTGGCTCGGGCGCCACGGTCACACAGGTTTTTGTTGACTTGTTAGCAACAGCGGTAAGCGCCAACTTGACGGGCAACGTCACCGGAAATGTCACGGGCGCAGTAACGGGAAACGTCACCGGCAACGTGACGGGAAACGTAACGGGAAACGTAACGGGCGACCTGACGGGAAATGTGACGGGGAACGTGACAGGAAATGTGGCCTCGACGGGATCGTCCTCATTTTCTTCGATTGATGTCAACGGCGGTGCTATAGACGGCGCCCCGATTGGAGCAAACTCCGCCAGCACTGGCGCGTTCACAACACTCAGCACCACGGGAACGGCGACACTGCCTACTGTGGACATCAACGCCGGTAACATTGATGGCACCAATATAGGTGCGTCCACTCCCGGCGCAGGCACCTTTAACGCTTTGGCTACCACTGGCGACAATATTAGGATCGACACCAGTCAGACGCCATCAAGCTCGTCGGATTCAGGCACCAAGGGTGAGTTTGCCTACGATACCAACTACATCTATGTCTGTGTCGCAACCAACACATGGAAGAGGGTCGCACTGTCCACATTCTAAGGAGGCGTTATGTTACAAGCACTGATTGGCCCAGTTACGGGGCTTCTAGATAAGTTCATACCGGATGCGGATGAAAAGGCGAAGCTCGCGCACGAGATTGCGACGATGTCGGAGCGGCACGCCCAAGAGCTTGCCAAGGGCCAGATTGAGATTAACAAGGCTGAAGCGGCACACAAAAGCATGTTTGTCTCTGGGTGGCGTCCATTTGTGGGCTGGTCTTGTGGGCTTGCTTTGGCTTGGCACTTTATTGGTCAGCCTATTGCTGTTTTTGCTATTGCAGTTATTGGTGTGGAGACCCCTCCGTTACCTGTATTTGAAATGGAAAGCCTGCTGACCGTGCTCCTTGGTATGTTGGGTCTTGGTGGGTTGAGGACGTTTGAAAAGACTAAAAAAGTATCAAGGGAGAGGTAAGCAATGATTGAACCGATAAAGGCCGTTGGGAAAGCTTGCAAGTCTCGTGTTATGCACCTTACTGAGTGGCAAGCTGGGGCGTTGTTTATCTTTGCAGTCGTGTTGAATATTGTATTGGTAGCGATCTTTGCGCTTCAATAATGATCACCCCTGAGCTACTAGATCGCTGGCGGATACTCCCGCGAGTGGTTATGTTTGTGATGATTGTTATGACGTATCGGGTCGTCGAATGGTTCATGGACTTGCCCGACCCAAACCCCGAACAAGCGGCCTTGGTTAGCGTAATGACTGGGGCGCTTACTGGCGCTTTCGGCCTGTTTTTGGGGCAGGGAAAGAAGGAATGAAAGAGTTTAAGTACTTCAAGCTGTCTGACTTTGATTGTCAGGAGACCGGTGAAAATGAGATGGATCTGGATTTCATCATGGATCTTGACGAACTGCGTGAGTCTTGCGGTTTTCCGTTTATTGTCACCTCTGGCTACAGGTCAAACAGCCACAGTCTGGAGGCCAAGAAAGAAAAGCCCGGCATGCACGCACATGGCATAGCCGCCGACATACGGGTTAAAAACGGTGCTGAAAGAATGCTGATCGTCTGGAAGGCGATAGAGATGGGGTTTAATGGTATAGGGGTAGCGAAGACATTTGTCCATGTCGATAAGCGATCTTCTACGCCGGTTATGTGGACGTATTGATGGCCTTAACAAAGATACAGTTCAAGCCGGGGATCGATAAGGAAGGCACAGAGTACAGTGCCGATTCTGGCTGGTTTGATGCAGACAGGGTTCGTTTTAGAAAAGGTCGTGTCGAAACAATTGGCGGATGGCAAAAGTACGTCAGCACAGCAATCAAGGGCGTTGCCAGATCGTTGTTTGACTGGGGTTCTGCCGATGGCGACAAGTATCTGGGTGTAGGGACAAACCTCAAGTTCTACATTGAGTCAGGCGGCACTGTTGCTGATGTGACTCCGATTAGGCAGACCACCTCTGCTGGCGATGTAACTTTTGCGGCAAGCAATGGCTCTTCTACGTTAGTGGTTACTGACACGGCACATGGTGCTGTAGAGGGCGACTTTGTAACGTACTCAGGGGCGGCATCATTAGGCGGCAATGTGGTAGCGGCTGTTCTCAACCAAGAGTATCAGATTGATCTAATTGTTAATGCGAACAGCTACAACATCACTGCCAAAGACACATCAGGCGCCACAGTTACGGCTAATTCAAGCGACACAGGCAACGGCGGTAGCTCTACGGTTGGGGCGTACCAGATCAACACCGGCACCAACTTCTATGTAGACAGCACGGGCTGGGGGGTGGGTGGCTGGGGTGTCTCTGCTTTTGGTGAGTCAGTCGCAATTACATCATCTAATCAGTTACGCCTGTTTAGTCAAGATGCCTTTGGCGATGACCTGTTGTTTAATCCACGAGGAAGTTCTGTTTTCTTTTGGGACGAGAGCAGTGGGCTTAGTACAAGGGCCGTTGCGCTATCTAGCTTGGGAGGAGCTTCGGACACCCCTGTAGAGGCGCTTCAGGTCATGGTGTCTGACATTGATAGGCACGTTATTTGTTTCGGATGCAACCCTATTGGGTCATCTACCTTGGACCCGCTGTTTATCCGGTGGTCAGACCAAGAAAACGCGGCAGACTGGACCCCCACCGCAACAAACAGCGCCGGAGGTCAGGTTCTTTCTACCGGCACAACCATTGTGGGCGCGGTCAAGACTCGTCAAGAAATACTGATATTTACGGATGTGGGCATACAGGCCATGCGGTTTGTAGGCGCTCCGTTTATTTATGCGTTTTCGCCAGTTGCAGAAAATGTCAGCATGATCTCGCCCAAGGCCGGGGTGGCGGCGGCTGACAGCGTGTTCTTCATGGACAGAGAGGGATTCTATGTGTATCGCGGCTCTGTGCAGAGGTTGCCATGCACGGTTCTGGACCATGTGTTTTCTAATCTACAGTTTCAGCAGAGATTCAAGATATTCGCAACCACTAACCCTGACGACTCAGAGGTAACGTGGTACTACCCCGTGGGCGGGGCAAGTGTGGACATAACAAACTATGTCACATTTAACTATCAAGAAAACAACTGGACTATCGGCACGCTAGATCGCGGTGCATTTATACATGCGCCGACCAAAGAGTTTCCGATTGCGGCGTCTAACAGCCTAACTAGTGACAACTACCTGTACATACATGAGTTTGGTCACACTGCGGATGGCGAGCCGATAAATGCGTTTGTTGCTTCTGGCGGCATTGGTCTTGGTGATGGTGAACAGTTTGCCGCTGTGCGTCGTGTAATACCTGATTTTACATTTAGAGGCACCACTGCGGCAGTTGACCTGTCTCTGGAGGTTAAGGGCCGCGATTTCCCGCTGGGAGACGAAACTCTGCTAGATACAGCGACAATCGTCAGCAATACGGGCCAGTTTCACCTGAGAGCAAGAACGCGAGAGCTGATCATCAAGATATCCAGCAACGGCTCAGGGTACGGCTGGACGCTGGGTGACTTGCGGTTTGATATTAGAACGGATGGACGCCGATAGGATAGCATATGGCTAGTGACCCTCTACAGGTGGGCGGTGTTAGGTGGCCCAATATGATGCAAAACGCCACGGGTATTGTGGCGGGTGCGGCTAATCCTGCGATGAATCCCACTACTTTAAGCAACTCTCAGATTCCTGCTGAGGCGGCTAAGATCAGATTCCAGCCTACATCTGTTGATACCACCCCCTCTACTGATGCCACGAAAGGCAGAGCGATAGATACTTATGCCTAAATACACGACACTGCCAGTAGCAAGCGAAGAGTACGAACGGGAAAACGAGCAGGTTGCCAGAAGATCGATAGAGCAGTCGCTACAAGACATATCATCAACTGTAGAAGGCAACACAAACAAGACAAACAAGGACTCGTCACTGGCTCTGCGCCGGTTCCAGTTCTTGCTGATGGGTGCCAGTCATGGCTGATGTGATCAAGGTTCTCGGTCAGCTTGACCCGTCTGCCACGACAACGACCACGCTGTATACGGTGCCAAACCTAAATCAGACAACGGTAAGCTCCATTAATGTATGCAACAGAACATCTGGCGCACTGACATTTAGATTAAGTGTCCATGTTGCAGGTGCAGGAGCAGACAATAAGCAGTTCATTTATTATGATAAGTCAGTATCAGCGACAGACACTTTCTCCGCTGTGCTAGGACTGACACTTAATCAAAGCGATGTGGTCAAGGTGTACGCAAGCGGCACTGGCCTTAGCTTTAACATGTTCGGTGTAGAGACAAGCTGATGAATAGATACCCAGCAAAACCAATGATGGACGAGATGGCAAGGCATGGTCGATATGGCGATACGATGCTTGTCCACATGAACCCTGTGGAGGTGGCGGGACTTGCCTCTTTGTCCCCTACAGGAAGACTTAGCACAAACCCTGTCACTGGACAGCCAGAAGCATTTATACCGCTTCTGTTTGGCGGTCTGGGCAGTTTACTGAAGCTGTCTCCGCTGATGACAGGAGTTCTAACCGGAGCAGGAACAGCGGCTGTAACAGGCGATCTCAAACGCGGCATTCTTTCTGGTCTGACAGCAGGGTTTGGTGCTGGAGCCGCAGATGCGGCAGGGCTTGCCGATCCAATAGCCAGTAGTGCAGATGCGGCCACTCAGGCGGCTCAAACATCTGTTCTTGAACAGGGATTGACTGGAATACCAGAAGCCTCTTTTGCAGACACGCTTGACTTAGCTGAAGGTGTTGCGGATGTAAACAAGCTCGGACTTAGCGATGCCGCAGGCTCTTCTCTTGGCGGTCTTGGAGAGGGAATAGAGCAGGCGAGAGCGGCAGTCCCAGATGCTCTAAAAATGCAACCAGAGTTCCTAGACACTGCTGTAGACAAGCTCGGCTTCACTGGCAACCTAGCCGGAGCAGGCATCACTGCTGGCATGGAAGAGCAGATGAAAATGGAGGAGCGGTTTGCTAATCAGGCTAGAGCCAGACAGGCAGAGGTAGAGGCAGACCGAAGAGAAGCGTTTGACGATCTCCAGTTTGGCTACGCGATGGCACAGCCCGGAATACCCACTGGCTTGTCAGCCGAAAGATCAGAGATGAGCTATCGTACTCCATCGCCCATGTATGCGGCTGGAGGCGGTCAAGTTCGCGGCATGGAGGAAGGCGGCAAAACTTATCCGGGCGGTCAGAAAGAAAACCCCTATGCAGAGCGGTATGCGAGTCTTGGAGCGGCTAGAGACATTGCTCGCTTCATGGGCGGCGCAAGAGGCTATTTCGGCGTAGATCCCGTCACCGTACAGCAACGGCTTCGTGGCCCAGACGTAATAGCCCCGCCACGCGATTATATGCCGGGATTTGAGCCGGAGTTTAATTATTTCCAAGACGCCTCTGAGGGCATATCGATGCCTGATCGTTCATATAGGCCCATGAGACAGGGCGTTATATCGCGCAGTCAGTACTTTGATCCGGTTCTTCAGGCGCCCCAGTCCAATGCTCAGATGAACGAGTATCGTCGCACTTTAGAGAAGATGGACCCCGGTCCTTTGGATATCGGCAGTATTATGGGCTTGGCCTCTGAAGGCTCCACATTGTCTACACCGCAACAGAATCTGTTTGGGCAGTACATGGCACCGACCCTTAACGCGGACCAAAGAGATAGATTGACGGAGTTGATGGATCGCGGAATGTCTTTGGAGGAGGCCATAGCAAATCAAGAATTCGCAAGATCAAAAGGCTACGACCTAGATGGTGATGGCGTTGTAACTGACGCGGAGTTTAAAGAGGCCACGACAGAGCCAGAGACGGACACCGCTAGTCAGACAGCCACAGGAGACACCAGTCAAACAGCTAGAGGAGGCACCAGCCAGTCTGACTATGCTGGCGCGTTTGACATAGAAAACTTCGACTTGGATAAATTTGCGTCTATGTATCCAGAATTAGCGAACTTCAACCTATCGACTTTGCGGTTTCAAGGCGGTGGTCAGATGCCCGAGGTAATGTTGCAGACGTCGCTGGGTGCGACATCTGTTCCGGGTGGCGGCATTGCTCAGGTTCCCACAGAATTTACAGCACAGAACCAAATGCCCAGTATGGATGAGATGCAGATGTTAAGCATGGCTGTACTAGGGCAAGTAGAAAGTAGCGATCAGATTGTCAATATGTTTGTGCAGAAATACGGGCCAGAAGTATTCCGTCAGGCAAGAGAGATGATACTCCAGTCGGTTGTCCCAAACGCCCAGACGGAAGGAATGATTAGAGGTAACGGCAGTGGGATGGATGACGCAGTGCAGGGTATGATAGGCAATAATCAGCCTGTCGCTGTATCGCCCGGAGAGTTCATTGTTCCTGCGGATGTAGTGTCTGGTCTTGGCGAAGGAAGCTCTGATGCTGGGGCAGAAAAGCTAGATGAGATGATGGACAAGGTTCGCATGGAACGTAACGGCACAACGAGGCAGGCACCTCCAATCGATGAAAGGAAAGTGATGCCTACATGAACATAAGTCTAGTCCCCGTTGAGCACGCCGCGTCAGCATGGAATGATGTCCGACATTATCTAGAGCCAGCGGTGGAGAGATGCAATGGGCGCTGGACGATGGAGCACTTATGTGCCGCAGTATCTATGGGCAGTACCCAGCTTTGGGTTGCCTTTGATGAGGAAAAAGTCTGGGGGGCGTTGACCACGGAGATCACCCACTACCCCGGCAAGCGAATACTCTCCATGCATTTCTTGGGCGGAGAGGACTTCGACAAATGGTACAACCTTCTTTTGGAACAAATCAGCCGCTACGCAAAAGACCTTGGATGTCAGAGCATCGAGGGCGTAGCAAGATTTGGGTTTTGGAAATTTTTAGAGGCTGATGGCTTCAAGAAGTCAGCGGCGTTTTATGAAAAGGAACTAGACGATGTCTAAGGGCGGCGGAAGTAGCGGACCTACAGAGTCCAAGGTAGTCCAGTCAAACCTACCAGAATACGCAGAACCGTATTACAAAGACCTATTGGCTCGTGTTGGATATGAGTCAGCCGAGCCGTATACCCCTTACCCTGCTCCGCGACTAGCGTACTTTACTCCTGCCGAACAGGAGGCTATGTCACGGTTCACGGAGATGGGAGTTTCTGGAACATCTCCAGAGCTTGATGTGGCTGGCAATATCGCTGGTACTGTTGGTATGGGAAGCCCCTATGCTGGCACCATGCTGGAGGTGACCCGTCGAGCGCAAGAGATGCCATCTATGGCTGACCCCTATGCGATGGCGTCCTACATGAACCCTTATCAGCAACTTGTTCTGGATAACCAGATGCGAGAGGCTCGCCGCCAGTCCAGCATTATGGGTCGGGACTTTGGTTTGCAGGCGGCTGGTCAAGGCAGTCTGGGTGGCTACCGCGAAGGCATCATGCAGGCAGAACGTCAACGCAACCTAGAGCGCCAGCTTGGCGACCTGTATGGCTCGGGGATGCAACAAGCATTTAATCAAGCAC